GGTGCTGTACTGCGCCGTCAGGTCGGCCGGGGCCAGCAGGCTGGTGCTGTACTGCGCCGTCAGGTCGGCCGGGGCCAGCAGGCTGGTGCTGTACTGCGCCGTCAGGTCGGCCGGGGCCAGCAGCGATTCACGATAATCGCTCCGGATCCCGAAAGGCGGCAGCAGCGAGGTGCTGTAGTCCGCGGTCAACCCTGTTGGCGGAAGCGGTGCTGTGCTGTACTGCGCCGTCAGGTCGGCCGGGGCCAGCAGGCGGGTGCTGTAGTCCGCGGTCAACTCGGTGGGCGCGGTCAAAGCAGCGCTGTAGTCTGCCGTCAACTCGGTGGGCGGCAGCAAGGCGGTGCTGTACTGCGCGAACAGGTCGGCCGGGGCCAGCAGGCTGGTGCTGTAGTCCGCGATCAACCCAGTGGGCGGCAGCAGGGCCGTGCTGTAGTTTGCCGTCAACTCAGTGGGCGGCAACAAGGCGGTGCTGTATTGCGCTCTCAAGCTGGAGGGCGCGGACAGGGCTGTGCTGTATTGCGCTCTCAAGCTGGTGGGCGCGGACAGCACATTGCTGTACTCGGCGAACAGGTCGAACGGGGCAGACAGTCGGACCGGCAGCGCAATCCGGATCATCCGGTTCTGCAGCGACACCAGCGCCCCGCGACGAGCCTCTATGATCAAGTCAGCGAAGACCGCGCCTTCCGGCATCGGGTCGGCCACGAGATCCAGCACAAACGACGTCCCGGTGCCCATATCGATCACCGGCATCTCCGGCATCGGCGCCAGCGCGGCATCCAGCGGCAGGCGGCGCAGGAAGTAGGACACCCCGGTCTCCGGTCCGAAGTTGCTTTCTGCCAGCCAGGAAACGGCCTGATTCGACTGCTGCACCCGATGGCGGTGGGCCCAGGTCAACGTGACCGCGTCTGCAGGGGTGCCCAGGGCGGGCTGATATGACCCGTCCACCTTGAAGGCGGCGGCAGGGTATGGGCGACCCTGGCGGCCCAGCATCTCGACGTCCAGGTACGTGAAGGGACCCTGGTACGCACCCTTACCATTCTTGGGCCGGCCATATGCCCCGACCTGCTCACCATCCGTGCGCTCTGTTGTGTCGGTACCGGCGAAGGTGCCCACCACGTAGATCGCCGTGCCGATGGGCGCAGCCTTCGGGTAGGTGTCGGCGACCGCGCGAATGAGTTTCAGCGCCACCGGGGACGAACCAGGATCCTCGGCCACGGTCATGACCTCCCGCTGGCGGTCATCCACGTTGCCCACCAGCACCCAGTCGCCAGCTCGAACGTTCGACATGTCACGCGGGGACGACACCGCCACGGTGATCTCGGTGTCGGTGATCTCCTCTATGTCCTCGGCCAGTAGCGCGGTCGGGGTGAATTCCGCATCCCGCTCCTGCTGGCTGTCCGTGACCGGCGGAGCGCCTTCCGGATAAGCAAAGAAGCCGTAATCGATGTGTGACCCGGTACCAGGGCGCCCGCCTGCAAAGACGAAATAGCTGGAGTCATTGCGCGTGGCCACAGCCGCGTCTTCGCCCAGGCGCTCCACCAGCATCGGGTAAGGTTCGTCGAACCCGGTGACCAGATCGAAGTTGCTGGGCGGGGCGATGGGGTCCACCCAGCCGCTGGGAGGCGGCACGGCAGCGACCCGGTACTCCTCGCCGAAGATGTCCTCGCCGAACTCGATCCCGACCATGCCGTCGAGCTCACCGTTATCGGATCGGCGGGCAGCCCGGCAAACCAACTGGTTCACCCCACGCGCCGGCCAGTTGAGCAGGAACACATCCCCGACCTTGATGTTCGCCACCTTCCGGTTCACGGTCAGGCGCCCCTGGCGGAACGGCTTGGAGTAGCGAGCCAGGTCCCGCTGGCCGACCATCAGGGCGACCCTGTCCGAGCAGATGCCGGAATACTCCATGGTCTGGTTGTTGATGGTGCCGACCATGTTGATCGCAGCGGTGTCCTGGACGGCCAAGGCGGAGTCCGACCCGCTCTCCCGGTTCCAGTAGTTGACGGTGATCTGGTTGACGAGGTCATAGAGCATGGGCTCCGTGAGCTGTTCCAGGCTGCAGTTTGATGGGGTGAGCACCGGCAACGTGGCCACGTCATAGTCCGGCCGGATGAGCTTTATCTCCTGCAGACCGGTTTCCGGGTCCTCATAGCGCACGGCATCGATATGGCGGATCACCTCCAGGATGAAGTCGTTCACGGCCATCTCGCTCGTCCAGAGCATAGAGAGGCCCAGGCCCTCCTTGTAAAGGGTGTTGGCCGCCTCTGTGAAGGATGGGCCTATGATCGACTCCGGCAGGCCGCGGCCCCATTCCGTGTTGGTCATGCACTCCCGGATGATGTGAGCCGGGTTCATGTCGTAAGGGCCGGGGGACATGCGATAGGCCGCGCTGCCGTCAGCAGAGGTCAAACCCATGTCCACTTCTACGCCGAGGCCCATCTGAGGGCCGCCTTTGGTCCAGTGGGACGTGACGCACATCGGGATCCCGTGCAAGGTAACCCGGTCCCCGTAGATCGCCCCAGGACCTGGGGTGTACCCCGAGGCGTCCGGACCAACGTGCACCCATGGCATCTGCTCGACCGTGCCCATCTCCAGCCCGGGGCCGCGCCCAGGGGTGAAAATCAGGCCCGGCTCGGAGGAGGCGATACTCCAGCAAACCGTGCGGCCATCACGGCCCCGTTCGCCGCGGAACAGCCGGCCCGGCAGGTTGTTACCGGATCCCCAGTTGATGCTCTGCGGGAAGCTGGCGGACCCGTTTACAGAGGGAGCGAACCACGGCAACCCCATATCCGTGAGCTCCGGGTTTTCCCCCTGGGCCGCTGCAGTGTTGTACACCATGAACCGTTTGCCCATCGTGGCAGCCATAGCGCGCGGCAAAACCACGTAGACAAAACGGTCCTCCAGGCAAACGATGCTGACGTCCGGGACTGGGGCCTGACGGCCTCCGCCGTCTCGAACGAAAGCTCCCCCAGGGATCAAGGTGGACCCTGATTGCCAGATTTTCGCGCCGGTCTCAGTGTCGAGTATCGCTGCGGTAATCTGGTCTCGTTTCGCTCCGCCGACATCAAACTGTGAGACCCACAAGACGAACATCCGACGCTGCGGGGCCTTCTCCACGCCCATCCGCCAGCCATTCGGCCCGATAGGGGTATCCTGGAATTCTGCTGTCACTTGCCCGGTCAACGGGGACAAAGTGAAGGAGTTGCCGGCGGGACCGAGGACCAGATAGTGCCCATCGGGATCATCGTCCCAACATGAGACATAACGGGGGCCCATGAAATTGTGGCTGCAGTAGTTTGCCGAGTCGTCATAGATCCCCTGCCCTGTCCTGGAGGCATCGACGATCTGTTTTATGTTGGCCATGAGTGGTGACGCCGGGTACTGGATCCTGGTCACTTCCATAGTTTCGAGGTCGATCACCGCTGCGTAGTGGTATCGCCATTGCCATGTCGGGGACGACTCCGGCCATCCGGTGTTCGCATAGGGTGTAGCGCCGTCCCCGTCCACGCACAGCGGCCACAACAGTTTTCGCCCGCCCTCCAGGGGGATAGGGTCATCTGTCATAGGCAGGAAGTAGAAGCCGGCGTCAAGGTGGCCGCGCGGCAAGTTGATATACGTCCGCTTGCCGGTGGCTTGGTCATTGATCGCGACGGTCACCCCGGAAGATGTCCCGGCAGGGACGCGGCGTTTGCCCTCCAGTGTCCCGGTTACCGGGGCAACTTTGAGCGAGTAGATGCGCCCCTTGTAGTAGGAGCTCCCCACCATTAGCGCCGTGCCGCTTGCGCGGAATAGTGCGCCCCACACAGAAGATGTGGACCCGTTGCCGCCGTTGCAGTAGGCCCCGGACGACCCGTAGAGATCTCCCGGCAGGCCGATGCCGGCGATCGCAGGCGCCCACTGCACTCTCCCGGTGGAGGTCGGTGACCAGATCCGTTGTACCCTGAATTTCCAAGGTTTGAGGTAGGGGTTTGTGCCGACGTAGAGGTGTTTCAGGATGACCGAGACCACGCCCCGGTATGCTGGGACCAATTTATCCTTGAGGACCGTCTGTAGGTAGCTGTTTTTCGGCTGCTCCCGGTGCCCCATGCCGATGTCGATGTCCCCGGCGATCCCGCCTTCCCTGTCCTCGCCACCGAACAGCTCCGGCACGTCTACGTGGATGGTCTCGTAACCGTCGGTCAGCCCTTGCCCTGGGCCGTTGTCATCTGCCGGCACCCACAACCGTTTGTCGTCTACGTGGATGGCTTTTATTGCGTCGATGGGCCCGTGGCAAATCGAGAAGTGGACCCCTACTTTGTATCGGTAGCCGACCGTTTGGCTTTTCTTTCCACCCATTGATTGTTTTCCTGCTCCGCTAGATCCGCTGCCGCGATGGCGAAGGGGTCACCAGTTTGGCGGAGTCTGTCTGCATCGATCCCGTCCCGGAACCCGCGCATCTCGAACCCGTTATGCTGGCACCACTCGCGCAGGCGTGGAGTGCAATACCCCAGCGCTCGAATGTGTTTGAAGGTGACTTGGCCCATCGTGGTTATGCTCTTTTCTTGATGGCTTCGGTCGCGACGTCACCATACCACACAACGGATGGGCTCTTAATATCGCGGGTGCCGAATAGTACCACTATCGACTCCCCCTCCTGGGCCGTCGGGACTTCCTGGAACTCCTGGGCCTGCGGCGGAGAGGTCTTCGGTTTGCGTTGCAGAAGGAAAGAGACCGCCATCATAACGATCGCGTAGACGAAAAACTCCCAGCCCATGATGTCCCCTTAAACGATACTGGTGCCCTCGAACGGGCCCTTCGGCGGGATGTAGTCGAACCCGCCATAGTTGTCGAGATTGTTGAACTTGTCTTTGCAGGTCGCGGCCAGTCGGTCGCAACCTGGGTGCAGTGTAACACTCTCGCCCACATCAAGGTCGAGCAGCGGACGGCTGAGTTTCAGGTTCGATCCGTTCTGCTCGATGATGAACCGGGAGAGGCCGTTGAACAGCAGGATCCCGCCAACGTAGTATCCGACTGACGGGGTGCTGGGTAGTGTGACCGTCACCGTTGCCTTGTTTGTTGAGAGGGCCGTGACCTGCCCGACCGCCTTGAATTGCTCTTTGTCGGCCCAGCAGCGCGGCATGTAGAGCGCATGTGGGCACTGCCGCATATAGCGGATCCGGCAGCCGGTCTGTGTCAATGCCGTGGCGATCTTCTCGCACCCCATCACCATCCACGGGGCCTCGAAGGATACGCCCACCAGCCGACCGCTCCAGATGTTGAACGTGCCGAGGTCCGGGTCATTGAGATGGCACCGCTTGATGCGGACGGCCACCATGGTCGGGAACTCCCGCTGGTCGAACTCCAGGATGAAAGGGTGGTCGCGGGGGACCCTGATCGAGAGCTGTTTCGCGTCGTCCGGGTTTACCTCGTCGTCAAATTGGTCGCGAGTTGTGGTGAATGCGAGATAGGTCTTGCCGCCGACCACCACGTCCCGGTCGCCGCTGGTGGTCCGGACGATCTCGGCCTCTGTCTGGCCGTATTGAATCTCAAGCAGCTCGACCGGCTGCCCGCTGTGACTACTCTCATCGAAAGCGCGGTATGTCACCAGTTAGCTCCTACGGTGGTTGTGGCGATCTTTATCTCACCGATGCCGGCGGTTAGCCAGTTGATATTGATTGAGTCTGACCCCAGGCGGCAGAGCGATGCGAGGTAGTGAACCGGGGATTGGTCTGGGCGATAAGGTTGGTCCCAGGGCTCCACCGTCTCGATGTAGGTGACGTCGTTTATGTAGTCAGGCTGCATCGCCTTGATCTTGTAGAGCCGATAAGACATGTCTTTCAGCCGCACCATCATGTGCGTCAGCATCGTCGTACCGGGCTGCGCCAGTTGGTAGAACTTGGTGCCGGCCACGGCGAAGGGGGAGATCACCGGGGTGGGGGACAGCACCAGTGGGAGATCGCGGCTGCGGGTGGGGGCGTAGAAGACGCCCCGGCGGCCCTTGTGGCGATCGAAGAAGGACCACCACCAATCGGCCTCGGTGTGCCCGTTCACCAGGATGGTGCCGCTGCTGGTCCGCTGCTGCAGGGTCGATAGCACATCATAGGAGGTACGGCCCACTTGCCCATCCATAAGCTGGGTGACCCAGGACATGTCGATGTCCATGGCATCCCGCCAGTTGATGTCCCGGACCAGCACCTCCTGGCCACTGTAGATCATGTCGGCGGGCACCTGGGCCACCGGCACATCGTCACCGCTCACTTGCCGGGTCAAGGTCAGCGACGCTTCCGACACCGTCGTGGTGTGGCGCTTGAAGGGGACCCCGTCCGGCACCCGGCACTCCCAAGTTGGATAGACCGCCGTGCCGGTGCCCCAGTTGCCAGGGACCGGGGTGCTCGGGTCCAGGACCACCGTGTTACCCGTCACCGCGCCGACCACCACGGCCTGACTGTCCTTGCTCCCGCCGAGCAGCACCAGCCGCTCCCCAGGAACCACCCAGGCCGGCAGGGCTTTGGTCAGGTGGATCACCACGTCGCCATTGCTCGCCGGTTGGGCCAGGGTATTGAGCGCCGGCCAGTAGGGCACCAGCAGGACCTGGGCCTGGGCGGCGGACATGACCCAATCGAACTGGGACGCCTCTGCACCGTGGAGCAGAACGTTGAAATTCAGGGTGCAGCGGGGCTTACTGCGAAGGGCTGCCCGCTGCTCGGTCTGGTCATAGGAAACCATGATGTTGGTCAAGTATTCCCGGGTCTCCGACACCGGAGATCTCCAGTTGGGTTGAAAGTCCAGTATCTGCATCAGCCTATCCCCAGGATCTGTTTAATTTCGCGCTTCTTGGAGCGGATGATGTTAACCGTGGCCGACCCGGTGGACGGGTTCGACATGACCGCCTGGGCCAGCTCGTCCTGGTCCAACATGTTGTAGATGACCGGGCCGGGAAGCGAGACGTTGGTGCCGCCTGCCCCTCCGCCGCCGTTCATGACGTTGCGCGGGTCGTTCTTGTTCAGCACCTCCTCGCCTTTCTGCAGGATGGTTGGGACCTCGTCCGGCGCGAGGCCGACCACGCCGCCTGTGTGCATCCTGGGCGCGTTGTTGAACCATGTCGACGGGGCGCTGCGGGTCCGGTTCATGCTACCTGACCCGACGACGGCGCCATCGTGGGCCACCCCTGCCGCCACGCCCCCGGCTGCCGATGCCGCCCCGCCTACCGGGCCACCGAATGACGCCAGGGAATTCAGGATCATCTGCTGCAGGATGGCTTTCGCAATCTGCATCAGGAAGTCGGCGAAGAACTGCCGGATGACGTCGCCCAGGTTGCTCCAGACATCCCCCATCGTCATGGTGCCGTCGATGATCCCGGCGATGCCCTCGGCGACGGCCTCGATCCCAGAGATCATCCCGTCCAGGACCCCGTTCACGATCAGGGAGTCCATCTTGGTGTAGGTACCGGACACTTCCTGCAGCCCGGCTCGCATCTTGGCGATCTCGGCGTTGATGAGGGCCAGTTGCTCCGGCGTCATGCTGGTGGCCATGGTCATCGCGTATTGCTCGAGGGCCGTCACAGCCTTGGCGATCTCGGCGTTCTGGGTGGCATAGAGCTCGTTCACCCGGCGGACCTGCTCGTCTTCCGAGATGAGCCCTGCCTCCCGCAGCGCGTTGATCTCCTCGATCCCGGCGCGCTTGATGTTGACGTGGGAGATGGCGGCGGCCTCCAGGCGGTCCAGCTCGTCCAGGCGCATCCGCTGGGTCTCGAGCTCCTGGTTGGTCTTGCGCAGGCCCTCGAACTGCTGGGTCAGCCTTGCTCCCTCTTCCCCTCCCAGCTTGTTGGCCTTGGCGATCAGTTGGTCATACTGGACGTTGATGACCTTGAGCTGGGCCGCCAGTCGGTCTTCAAACGGTGTAGTCGGGTCCACCTTAGCCTGTTGCTTGCCGACACTGGCGGCCAGCTTCTCGTACTCCTGGCGCAGCGTCTCCAGGGCCTTGGCCCGCTTGTCGGTCGATGCCTTGACCGCCCCTGCCCCCTGGGCCTGGAATTGGTCGGTCTCCGCCTTCTTGCGCAGCGCGATGATCTTCTCTAGCTGGGCCACCAGCTTCGCGCCTTCCGCGCCGCCGATACCCTTGGCGGCGGCCATCTGCGGGGCAAATTCCTGGTCTATCAGCTTGAGCCGGCCCGGCAGGTCTTTCCGCAGCAGGGCTTTCTGGGCGGCGATGTCGGCCTTCTTCGCCTTGTCCTCCAGCTTGGCGAAAGCCTTGGTCAAGGCGTCGACTTGGCGGGACCGTGCATCGGGGCCGGTGCCGGGATCCTCGGTGAACTCGAACTCGGATTTCATGCCGGCGGCCTGCTTCCTGGCTTCGGCATATTCGATCTGCGCCCGCTTCTCCGCTTCCATCCGCTGCTTGTTGGTCATGTCCTCCTGCATGGTTTTCCAGTCTTTGTCTAACTGGTCCCAAAGCGCTTGGGTCTTGCTGACGAACTCGCCTTCTGGGCCGTCCAGGCTGCCTGCCCAATCCTCCACGGACAGGGCCAGCCCTTCGCCGACTTTCGGGATCAACCGCAGGATCCCGGCCACTTGCTCGGCCATCACCTTCGCGGCATCGGTGCCCATCTGGTGGATTGAGCGGAACAGCAGCCGTGATAGGTCCTCGATCCCTGTCACCAGGGACCCGGTGAGCGTGGCCAGGAGATTGCGGAAGCCGTTGAGATACAGGGCCATGGTATCGACGGCATCGCGGAAGGTCTTGCTCTGGTCGTACATTATCGAGCCGATGTCCCAGGCCAGCAGCAGGCCGCCGACGATAGGGATCAAGCGCATCAGACCTCGCAGGGCTATTCCCAGCCCCCCGACTGCACCGCTCGATGCGCTTAGTGTCGCTGACCATGCCAGGAACTTTACCCGTGCATCGATGACAGCCTTGACCAGTGTCCCGATCTTGGTCCCCAGGCCCACGACGATGGAGCCGATTTTCAGGCCCAGTAACACCTTGAAGGCTATGACCAGCAGATCGGTATTGTCGACACACCAGATCAAGGCCTCGGCCAGGGCGGAGAAGCCTTCGCCCAGGGCTTGCGCGGCCTGCGCCCCGTCCGGGCTATTCAGGAACTCGGTGAGGCGCACCAGGGCGCGGGAATATGCGTCGATGAAGCCGGAGTCCGCGATCGCCAGTTTGAAGAGGAACATCGCATTCTCGAGGCGAGCCTCGACGGCCCCGAGTGATTTGTCGGCCGCTTCCAACTGTGCGTAGACCGCCGCGCCTTGCTCCCGGGAGAAGTTGATGACTTCCTTCGCGGTGACGTTGCCGAGCTCGAGTTGTTTGGTGACTTCCTGGATGGACATGCCCATCGCCTTGGCGAAGGTAGCCACCGCCCCAGGCAGACGCTCGCCGAGCTGGCCGCGCAACTCTTCCGCGTAGACTTGCCCTTTCGACAGCATCTGCTCGAGCGCCCGGAAGACGCCGTTCATGTCGTCAGCGGAAAGGGCGAATACCCGGCCTGCCTTCGCGATGTTCTCGAAGATGAATTTCGTCTCTTGCAGCGAGTTGCCCACGGCGTTCGAGGCGACGGCGAACTTGGTGTAGCTGGTGGCCACGACATCCAGGCTGATGCCCAGCTTGTTTGCCAGCCCGACCATGTATTCCCATTCGGCGTTTTGTGCCTCTGCGCTCTGCCCGACGACCGTGGAGATCTTCAACAGCGCTTGCTGGCGCACCTTGTAGGCATTGACCGCGCCGCCCGCCAGGGTGATTGCCCCCTGGACACCGACGAAAGCCGTGGCGATTGCCAGCAGCTCACCGCGGATCCGCTGGAAGATGGACAGCGACTCGCGGCCGTTGTCGGACATCATCTTGAACAGGCTGGCGCTCTTGCCGCTGGCGGCGGCCTGCTGCTTGAGCGCGGCGGTCAGTCGTTGCGCCGAGCTGGTGGCCCGGTTGGCTGTATCGACCAGTCGGCTCTCTTCCGTCGCCAGTCTGGCGGTGTTGATGCCCGCCTGCTTGAGCGTGGTCTGGGTGTTGCGGGCTTCCTGGGTGAGCTGGCGCAGGGACGTCCCGGCCTGGGCGACCTTGGCCTGGGCCTGTTTGATCCGGTTGCCCATGACCTCGGCGTCGACCCCGGCCAGTCTGGTCTGGGCCGCCAGGGACTGCAGCTCGGCTTTCGCCGCGATGTAAGCAGTGCGCGCCTCGCGCACGGCCGCTACCTGCTGCCGGTAGGCATCGATGCCCTGGGCCGAGGTGAGGAGGGCTTTCTGGGCGGCGGCCAGCTCGCGGAGCTTGGCGGCCCCGTCCTTGATGCTCTTGCCGGCGCTCGTGATCTCCTTGTCTAGGTCGTTGACCTGCTTCTCCACGCCAGCCAGGGTCTGCCGGGCGGCCGCGGCGGGCGCAATGATCCCGTAAATGGTCTGGCCGAGGCGCTGCTGGTCTGCAGTGACGTCCCGGACTGCCTTGCCGAGGGTTGAGTACCCTTTCGACGCGGCGACGGCCTGATCAGCTTGGCGCTGCAGGGCGTTGATGACGGACTGGGCTGCTTCCCGTTGGGCGGCGGCTTGCTTATACGCCTGGGCGGCGGCTTGCTGCGATGCGAGCAGGGACGCCTGCCGTGCCGCCGCTTCCTGCTGGCGAATGGCGGCGGCCTGAGTGTTGGCGGGCAGCGACTCGATAGCGCGGTCCTGGCGCTCCAGTGCCGCATTCACCTTACCGACCTGACTGGCCAGGATTGATTGGGCGTCCGCCACCCGCTTGGTGTCGATGCCGTAGCGCTCCATCTGCTCGGAGGTCCGGGCCAGGGCCGCTTGGCGGTTGGACTCGGCTTTCTCTGCGCGGACGACCGCCCCGGCCGCCGACCGCAGCGCGGCTTCCTGCTTCTTGGTCACCTTCTCGGACTTGGCAATCTCGGCGGCCAGGGCGGCCTGCTTGACCCGGGCCGCCTCGGCGTTGACCTTGGCCTCCTCCAGGGCGGCGGCTTGGCGCTCCCAGGTCTTGGTGAGGGCATCCATCTTGAGGAGCTGGCGGCCGACCTCCTCCAGGCGGGAGTAAGTGGCTGCCAGCTCTTTGGCTTTCCCCTCTCCTTTGTCGGCGGCGTCGCTCTGCTGCTCTTGCAAACGAGTCAAGGTCTTGAGCGTAGATCCCAGCTCCTTGAAGGTCTTCTGCGAGTAGTCCTTCGCTCGGATCCGTAGTTCTACGTCTTTCGTTGACTCGTTAGCCATCAAGCATGTCCTCGATTATTTTTTGGAAGTTTTTGCCGCCCTGCTTGGACTGCACGGAGGCCATGGCCGCCTGTAGCAACGTCGCTTCGGCCGCCATGGTGTTCGCCACCCGTTTCCGCACCAGATTGGCTTCCCGCCATATGGTGCCGATGGTGTAGCTCCAGGCTCGGCGGTGATGACCGTGGGCCATGAGCAGACTGACTTCTGCCCGCAGGTCATCGTACAACTGCATGGCTTTTTCTTCTGGGGTCAGGCCGACATCTTTGCGGGATCCAGCAGCCCGGCCTTGTCCAGCTCCGCGATGTCGGCCAGTAGCTTTTTTGCTCCGCCTACCTCGTCGAAGGTCATGGCCGCGATCTCTCGCAGTGCCTCGATCTGGGTCATCATCGGGAGGCGGACGGCGCTTTCTACCCAATCGGGGTCATCCGCTGCTCGCGCGATAGCGTGGGCCAGCAGCCCGGGTGCATCCTTCCAGATCCGCATCGCCAGCTTGCCGAGGGTGGCCTCGTTGAGCTGGCCGCCCGAGTCCTGGTACATAGCGACCACCGCGCCGATGTCTGGCAGGTGGGTCTTGAACAGCTCGGTCAGGTCCAGGAGGTTCAGGCCTCGGACTTTGAAAGCGAAATCGGGTTGCCCGCGACGCTTCACAGTGATGGTGCGGGTTTCAGCGATGAACTCGGGAAGAGGTTGGTTGGTCATGTCAGTGGTCTCCTGTTTTTCCACGCCCTACTGTAGCACGGGGAGGGGCCCGCCTGGGAACGAGAAAAGCGCCCGAAGGCGCTTTGCTGTTTGTCGAGCAGGCGGTGGCGGAGACCCCCAGGATGGTGGAACACCGCCCGCCCGACGCACCTGTTAGCTGAAAGTGATCAACTGGCTGGAGCCGGATACCGGGCCTGCAGCAGTGGTCACAGTAGCGGTGACAGTGGTAGAGCCCGCGGCGGCCAGATTGACCGTGCCGACGACCTTGCCGTTGAGACCGGTATTCTCGCTGGCGTCAGAGATGACCCCGCCGTTCGATGCAGTGATGGTAACCGCCTCGCCGGCCACGGCGTTGTTGTTGCCATCGCGCACGGTGACGGTGTACTGGATCGGAGTGTTGGCCGGGCCGGCGCTGGCCGCTGCCACGACGTTGACGGTGCGGACGTCAGACGGGACCTGCCCCTGCTCGTTGGCGGATTCGCGGATGTCGACATAGACGAGGCTATGGTTCCCCAGCTTGAGCGCGGAGAAGGAGAAGCCCATGGTTTGCCAGTCATCACCCTTGAGGTTGTAATCACCGTCGGGGGTCAGTGCCACTTTCGGGAAGAACATGTCGCGGTTTTCGCCGACCGGGTTATCTGCGATGTAGCGCAGAGCACCGTACATCATCTCGTTTTTGGCCAGGACCACGCTGCGGGACTGGGCCTCGATGTCGAACTGGGCGACGATCTGCTTGTTGGCAGTCAGCTCGGAGCTGGTGGGCTCCAGGTACAGACGGCCCATGGCCAGATCGGCGGTCGCGCTGCCGGACAGCGGGATCACGGTAACGTTCGGGTTCGAGTTGATGTCCCCGGACAGATCCAGGGTCAGGGAGGCGTCCGCAATACCGATCACCAAGTTGGTGATATTGCGGGCGCCGGTCGGGGAGACGTCCGTGGTGCCCAGTTGCAGGGTGCGGCCGAGCACCCAGGACTTGAAAGCCTCGCGCTGGTCAGGGAGCTCCATCATGGTGGAGCTGTCCACGTCGCCCATGAAGAACATCGCGACGTTTTCCTTGGAGATCACATCGGTGGCGAAGGCCCCGCCACGGCTGGATTCCAGCAGCACTGTCAGGTCTTTCTCGCGGATACCCGCGTCACTGTTGAAGTGATCCAGCACCTCGGTCTCGGTGGTCAGACTGACTTCCGGGGTGTTGCCCAGGTAGCGCTCACCCGTGCCGGTGTTGGTGCCGGGCTTGAAAAGGTCGAGATAAACCTTGCCGCGGCCAAGCGTATAAAATTGCGTTTGTTGGGAGTTATCCATCAGCTTTTACCCTTTTGGCTGTTTGATGTTTGAGGCCAATGTAATCTGGACCGGCATGTAGAAAAATGCGCGGTCAGACAGCCCATCTTCTGGTGGTCTGACTATCGGCTGGCTCAAGGCCATGCCGGCGATCAGACCTCCCAGGTTGTAGACGCCCGGCCATTTGGGAGCGTTCGACCCTTCTTGCACGGCTACTATATCAGACAAACGCCTCTCGACATCCCCCAGCAGCGCATAAACCGGATCCGTGGGGTTCTGGGCGTCATCCTCGGCCCAGCCCTGCAACAGGATGACCCAGGTATCCTTTCGATAGGATTTCTCCTCATCTGCAAAGTTGCCGAACTCGACCGATTTTGCCTCCAGGAGGGAAAGCATGGCGGTCCTGCCTTCTTGGGCGCCGAAACGGTTGCGCCCTCGGAACACCCGACCTCGGAGGTCGTGGGTGTATTCCTCGTCGTTGTCCGGATAGATCCCCTCCAGGTGCGTGGTCAGCGCCTTGAGGATCTGCAAGCGGAGATGATCAGCCATTTGAAAGTCTCGCGAATTGTCGGAAGAACTCAGCCCCTACCATATCACCGATCGGGTCCAGGACGTCATCTGCCACTTCGGAGAAAACCTGATCAACAGAGGGGCCGTAGAGCAGCGCCACCTTGCCGGGGACCAGCCAGGAGCGGTGGTCGGTTTTCTTGTTGAGGGTTTCGCCCTCTTTCAAGCGCACCGCCAAACCGAGGTTATATTTATCTTCGGTGAGGGATGCGCCCGCGTTGAGGCGGACGATGAAGGCGTTTCGCATAGTGACGGTGCGGCCCTTGCGGACGGTGACCGTGACCGGTGCCTTTCCTGGAACCCGGCTATTGGAAAATCGGGCGAGGCTGGTGGCCCGCTTCCGCCCGACAATGATGGCCTCGAGGTCCGTGTTTCTGGCGCGCTTTGCGACGCCCAGCTTATCCGCGCTCAGGTAGCCGGTGGGGAAGTCTATCTCGTCGGTCATCTTCCCTTTGATAAGCTTCATGCCGCTGCCCTGGGCCACGTCGTTGATGGCCATCCTGGCCGCCTGCGTGGCGATGTCAGGGGCCCGCTCAAAGAATGCCCCCAGCTCCTCCAATCCGGTGCTGGTGATGCGCATTATCTGGTCCTCACTGATTGCCAGATTTGCTCGATGGGGCCGGTGATCTCCTCCATCTCCTCGATCTGCAATTCGGCGTTCTCATAGATGGGGGGCATCAGGATCTTGTCGCCCCTGGCCAGGGTGATCTGCAGGGTGGCCAGCTCCTCCATGTTGAACACCAGTCGGTCCTGGGTCTCCAGCATCTGGGCGTATCCACCGTCGGACAGCTCGCCTCGTAGCGCCTGCTTGTTGTGCCAGCGCACTGTCACCGCCTTAGTCTCGCCGGTCAGTGCGCTAGTCCAGGTCGCAGGTACAGATAGGGCCCCGTGAAGGGCCCTTCTGGCGTTCGCTTTTATCTCAGCGATCCCCATGGATCACAGCTCGTCATCGGCGCTGGTGCTGCCTTTGCCCTTGCCGCCGGCCTTGGCTTTGGCCTTGGCTTCGGCTTCGGCCTTGGCTTCGGCTTCGGCCTTGGCTTCTGCTTCGGCCCGGGCGGCTTCTTCGGCCTTGGCTTCTGCTTCGGCGCGGGCGGCCTCTTCGGTTTTGTGAGGACGGTTCGCTGCTACCCACTTGTCCGCCTCGGCTTCGGTCACAGTGACCAAGCAAAGCGGGTTGATGCGTTCGATTTTCTTGAGCTCATCCTCGGTCAGCTCGACCACGGTATTGGGCTCAATGACGGTGCGCTTGCCGGCACGTACAAGGTGCAGGGCGCCGGTTGTTTTACGGATCGGCATGTAGGATCTCCTGGTAATAGGAAATGCCCGGTTTCCCGGGCATCAGGGTTTACGCCAAGATCAGGAAAGAGGCGTTGGGATCACCGGGGACCATCAGCGGCGCACTCTGAGTCATCAGATACTCCACGCTGGGGTCGTCACTCTTCCAGTTTTTGGGGTAGTTCATCATCGGCTGATAGCCTGCGTCGGCGTCCATGATGGCACCGAAGCAGCGCACACCATCGATGGCCGGGCTGATGCCGTGGACGCTGTTCTGCGGCTGCAGGTACTGGCTGGTGCCGTCGGCCGCCGTGTATTTCTGGGTGTTCAGGAAGAAGTCCAGACGACCGCCGCCCTCACTGCCGGAGATAGAGCCCAGGTATTCCACGCCCTCGAAGCCATCCCAGAGCTTGGTGACTTCGCTGCGGGAGCCGCCCTGGTTCTTGTCCATCAGGTCCTTGAGGGTGGCTTTCTCTGCCGCATAGAACATGTCCCAGGCTTCCTGCCCGAAGAGGATCTGGGAGATGGTTACCCCTGCCATCGACTTGTCATTGGCGTTCTTGCGAGCGGCATAGATGTCTTTCAGCGGGGTGGGGGTGGCACCTGCCGACCAGTCGGTGGTGACGGTCAGAGACGGGTCACGGCCGAAGTCGACGCGGGTTTTCGGGTAGTCTTCGCCTTCGACGTCGACATAACCGAACAGCGCAGCTTGGGCGGCCATCCACTCACAACGGTTTTCAACCATGGTCTTCTGGACCCGCAGCAGGTGGGTTACCACTGCAGCGCGACGCTGGGCCAGGGTCTTGGTGCCGGTACCCGGCTGCTCGCCCGGCTGTACCGGGATGATCAGGGTCGGGTCGACCACATGCTTGGGCTTGACGTAAGCCGGGGAGAAGGATTCACGACGGAAGCCCTTCTCGCGGATCACGCGGCCTTGCACGTTGGGCGCGACGAACGGAGCGAGGCGCTTGTAGTTCACAGAGACTTTGTCGAAGGCGATTTTGTCTTCTTCAAAGTTGATCTGGCGACCAAAGAAGGTCAGGTAAAACGCGGGCAGCGTTTTGAATTGCTGCTGGACTTCAACCAGCTTAACGGTGGGGTACAGACCTGCCATTGATGACTCCTTACAGAACAGTGCCGACGCGGACTTCGGTACCGCGCATGGCAGTCCGGCGTTCCTCGAGGGTATCTAGTGCGGCAGGCCACACCAGGGCTTCGTGATTCAGGAAAGCGCTGGTGTAACCAGAGACTTTCCCGCCGTTGGCAAGGGTCACTGCATAGCAGGTGACACCGATCGCCTTGTTGGTGCTGTCAACAGCGGCCGGATCCAGCTTCACGGCGGCCCCGGCGGCGTTCTGGGCGAACACCTCATATTGCGCGAGGTCTGCACCGACGGTGAAACTCTCGGTGACGATCTCTTTCTCGCCAGCGAAGAGGTGGACCGGCTCATAGGAGCCGAGGCTTTCGTTCCCTGCCATCTGGAAGGGGGGATTTACGTTGGGCATGTCGAGCCCCTTATTTCTTGTCGAACTTGTAGCCGGTCTGCGCCGAGTAAGCGGACATCAGCTCGTCTGCCTGATCTTTTTCCGCGTCCTGGCCGGACGCTGCGGCGTCAGCCCCGACATTCGGATGGTCGCCTTGGTCCATGGCAGTCTGGAAATTGGTGGTCGCGGCGGCGGTGGTGGTGGTCACAGCCGGGGCGGTAGTGGTCGCGGCGGTAGTGGTCGCGGCGGTGGTGACAACCGGAGCGACAGCAGCTTCGGTCGCGGACGCGGACAGGATGGCGGTCGCGTCTGCAGCACTCATGCTGGTGTTGAAAGCCAGATGGTTTGCCAGCTTGGAGCGGCCGGTGGCATGTTCGCAGGTCGTGATAGCCGAGATGCGATCGCGCTCTGCTTTCTGGACCTCCGCTTGTTCCTCGGGAGTGAATGGCATCAGGTTTTCCCCTGTTTCAGTGGTAGAAGTGCTGCCGCCCGACAGAATTACGCGGATGGCTTCCATTGGCGATGCTACACCATCGATAAGGCCTAATTCCAGTGCGGCGTCGGCATTATAGCAACGGGCCTGGGTATCGATGACAGTTTTCACGTCCATATTGCGATTTTGGGCCACCAGGGTGGTGAATCGGTCATAGGTGTGGCCGATGCTCGCCTCGATGCTGGCGCGGGCGTCGTCGCTCAATTCCTCAAACGGGTTGCCCTGGACTTTGTGGTCGCCCTTGTGGAGCGGGGTGATCTTGACGCCGAAGTTATCCAGCATCTTGGAGACGTCTACGTGCATGGAGAGGACGCCGATCGACCCTGCCCCGCCTGACGGAGTGACGATGATCTGGTCGCACCCGCTCGCTATGGCGAAACAGGCGCTGTAACAGTTGGAGTCGACGATGGCCGTGGAGGGCTTGATGCCCCGCATCTCGAAGGACTCCTGGGCGAACTCCATGCACCCCGCCGCCTCCCCGCCGCCGGAGTTGCAATCATAAATGATGTGCTTGACGTCCGGGTCCTGCATGGCCGCCTCGCGCTGGCGGCGGAGGAAGGAGTAGCCGGTCACGTAGCCGTAGCAGGCCCCGAAGCGGTTCAACAGGGTGCCGTGGACCGGGATCACCGCCAGCCCGTCCTGGAAGGCGAACGGCTTGGATTGGGTGTTGGGGTTGAACCCGTAGGCCTCGCACAGGGCGGTCATGACCTCTTTTGCCCGAACCTGGGCGCTCGCCTCATCCTCTGCCGCCAGCTTGGACAGATCCTGGGCGATGCTGGTCATGTGCCCCGCCACCATGATCGGGTTGAGAGAAAGCCGCTGAATGGCGTTGGTCGCGGATGTCAGGCTCATTGTTCGTCTTCCTTCTGTTTGTCTTGTTCGTCGGTGGCGGTTTGTGCCGCCGGCTTGGATGGGTCGGCTGGTGGCGGGTCGATGCCGAGGCGTTTCCGCATTTTCTGCTCCCGGGCGATCTGCTTCAAGTTGTCCCGCCAGTCGGTGCCGAGTCGCGCGCTCTCCATCTCCAGGGTGGAGAGGTTGCTGTTCATCCGCTTGATCGCGGCGTCCGTCTCTTTCCCTTCATCTATCTGACCGCGTGACGCGCCGATCCAATCACAGGCGCTGATGGCCTCCTTCACGATCGGTTTGTAGAACTCATCGGGGGTCATGTTGCCGGGGAGCGGCAGGGTGCCGGCCTGGATCTCCTCCTCCAGCCAGAGGGTGTAAACCTCCGTTGCGAACCGGTCCGCGACCATCTTCTTTCGGCTCATCATGAACTTCCAGGTCTCCGCCATGGTGGCTCGAGCGCTGGAATAGTTGGTCTGCGAGTAGTCGCGGCTCAGTTGCTCGTATGACAGGCCGAGGCCGGTGGCGATGTGCCGCAAAAGGCTGGCCTCAAACTCGGTACCGACGCCGCCGGGGGTGCCCATGGGTTTGAGGTTCAGTTTCGTGCCCGGGAACAGGTGGGGCATCTTCACCCCGTCGACTGCGATGTTCTTGGCTGACGCCAGATAGGAATTCATCGCCGTGAGGTATTCCCCCAGCATCCCGGCCATAGGGGTAGCGCCGTCCAGGCTCTGCCCTGCCCCCATTGACGCATAGATCATGTCGCTGGGGAGGTCGGACTCGACCACGGCGGCATAACTGGCGTTGACGACGGCGTTCTGCAAGGTGATCTCACTGAATCGCTTGGTCATCCTCATGTCTTTCAAGACGCTGACCATCTCAGAGATGCCCCGGGATTGGCTGGGGTTCATCTGCTCCAGGATATGGATGACCTGCTTGCGTCCCCACGGCTTGGTCGCCGGTACGTATTTCCATATCCAGGCGTTCTCCATATTGAAGATTTCGCCGGGGTAGGTGGACTTGATGTAGTAGCCGAGGGGTGCCCCGTAGGTCGGATCTATGCGGACCCCGCTGCGCAGAGTGGCATTGTCGGCCTCACCTTGCGGGTTGCTCAGGCGGAACGGGGACACCATCTGGATCGCGGTCCTGCAGGGGCGTCGGGGGTCCTTGATCCACTCCGCCGTTGCCAGCACTTCCCCGTGAACGAAATACACCCCGATGGCAAGGCGCACCATGCTGGTCAGAGTGTTCATCCGGGAGGCGTCCAGCCAGTTATTCGGGCTGTCTGCAATGAGGTTGAAACGGGACTCCACCGCCACCTGGAACTCGTCCGCCCACTCGTCGGTCGCTCCATATCCCAGGAGCGCTTCGACGTTGGGCTTGGCGTTGAGCCGGTAGACTGCCCCGACGATCGAGTCTTTGTGTGTGGCGCTGGCCCCGCGCATCATGCCGATGTTCTGGACGGCGTCGCTGGTGCGGGCGTCGGCCATCTCCTTGTCGGCGGCTATCTGCTGGTCAGGGGAGATGATGGCCGGCTGCCATGACAGCATTTCGCGGCTCAACTTCTCCGCGCCCTCCAGGCCGCCGCCGGCCATCTTCTGGTCGTTGTTGACCACCTTATGGGTGCGGCCGTCGATGACCACGGGGATAGATCGGGCGTCTTGCTGCATCAGAATGTGAACCTCGCCGGGCCGGTTACCGCTTGAGCGCAGCCGGTGGGGCTATTGAGCAGCGATAACAGGGATTGGATATAGGCCTGCAGCCGGGAGGCATTGGCCGCCGTGTATTCGACCCTTTCGCCGTTCTGGTCGACGAACACCCGGACTTGTTGGCCAAGCATCAGGTCGTGATACGCTTTTTGCGCTTCTGCTAGTTTTTGTTTGATGGTCTCTTTGTCGCAGGTCATCCTAATGCCTCTCCGAGTTTGGCGAAATCTATTGTGGGGGCGTGGCGCTGGTTAAACCGTGTCGGTGCATCAGGTTGAATGGGTGCCATCACCAGGGCATTCGTGTCCCACTCCGTCGCCCACGCGGGCGGGTTGTCCCAGTCTACCTTCTCGATCGACAAGAGTCTCGGGCAGATACAGATCGCCTGCGCATAGTTGCACAAGTCCCAGGCTTCGTTCGAGAGCTTTTTAGGGTTCATCCAGCCTTTGTCGGTGCGCACCTCGGCACACATCTCCGAATACCAGCGCTGCGGGAGCCACTTCGGCAGGTGTACCATCCCTTTTCCTGGTTCTACCACCAGCAGGCGGCCTTCCAGGGAGTCTTTCAGCATGTTGGTGTTGATGAAGAGGATCGGGATGTCCCCCCTGGCGGCGGATTTGTTGTCTTTCTTCTGGCTGTCAGGGTAGTTGATGGCCGTCCTGGGGGCGTTGTTGGTGTTCGCACCCTTGATGAGGACGAAGCGGCCATGCCGGTTTTCCGCGCGCAACTGGCGATAGAAGTCATAAGCGCGGTCGGTCACCCCTGCTTTACCGCCTGAGTCACAGCCGGTGAAGCGGACGCCCATGGTGCGGCCCGACCCGTCGGCCAGGGGGTACTCTCGATCCATGACCTGCTCGGTGATCAGATCCCAGTCCTCCAGGTAGGAGGCAGGGGCCACCGGCATCGGGTCACCATCCTCGTCCAGGCGCTTGGATTTGCGGATCTCAAAACGGTCGATGGGGATCATGTCGAACGGGCGGCCCGGCATGATGCCGGTGATCTGCACTGAGAAGCAGTTTTTCTGGACGTCGACAGTGCCCACGATGAAGCGGACGCCGGGTGGGATCATGCCTTCCGGGTAATCGGCCGCGTTGCTCATCATGGTCTCCGGGGTCCTGGTCCCTTCCACATTGGCTGGGACGTAGGGCTCCCCCATGTCGTTATTCCAGAATTTTTTCAGTGCCTCTTCGGACAGGGTCCGGTCGTACTCATCCTTTGCGTCCAGGTAGAGGTTGACCAGCTTCGGCCATGTCACGAATGCCGCCGCCGTGCCGCGCAGCCAGAGGGACGCGAACAGGGTCCGGGGCTTCTTCCCGCGCAGGCGGCCTTTCGAGTCAACGTGCATCCCGTCAGGTACCCACATCCCCCACTGTTGCATTTCGTGGCGGTCATCCGGGTGCAGAAGCGACCCGCAGTGAGGGCAGGCCATCCGTACAGTTTCGGAGATGGACTGGTTTGACCCGGCTTTCTCATCCCAGGTGAGGAGCTGGAATTTCCCCTCGAACCACTCCCAGCACTCCAGGCATGGCCAGTACCAGCGGCGGCGGTCGCCACGGTTGTAGAGGCCGACGATGCCGGTACACGGCGGGGCCTCATGGGCGGTTTTGGCGATCCACTTCGGGTCTATGATCGGGCGGCTTGGCGACGATTCAGCGGCGCACATGGCGAAGGTGCCGAACGTGGTGGTCCGCTTAGAGGCGAGGTCGAATGCGGAGCCATCCCCGCCGATGTCGTCATCCATTCGGTCATAGTCGGTCATGAGGATCCGGCCGACCGGTCGGCCCGCCAGCTCCGTTACTGACGGGTAGCTGAGTGTCAGCATCATGCCGGTTTTGTAGTGCTTGTCGAAAATGTTGTCCGCGTCCCGGGACTTTATCTGGACCGCGCCGATGTCCTTAGAGTGGCGGTGCAGACGGTCCACCCGTCGCATCGAGAAGTCGCGCGCGGCCCCCTGGGTGGGGCAGAAGACCATCAGGTCCATCGGGTCCACCTTCACCGAGTAGGCGATGCCGTTGACGATGATCGCGTCCGTCTTGCCGGACTGGGCGGGGCCGATGAAGGCCATCGACTGGTGCTCCCTGGAGGCGAAGATGTTCATCGGCTCCACCATGTAGGGGGCCGTCATATTGTCCCACCAGCCCACATAGGCGCCCTGCTGGTTGACGTAGCGGTATGTCTCCGCTGCCTCGGCTACTGTCAGCCGCTCAGGTGGCCGGAGGGTGTCGGCCAGCTCGCAGATGATGTCGTCCAGGCTCTCATAGAACATCGTCTTCCTCCTCGGTGGCCTTCCCTCCGTTGAACTTCTCTTGCAGGGAGTCCGCGAGGTTGTGCAGCAGGCCGTCGGTCATCGCGGTCAACTTTTCCCGTTGCGCCCGGGTCATCAAGGTCTCCCGCTCTACCGTGTCGCGGAATAGGAGAATGCCCATTCTCAGGTCTTTGAACACCTCCCCCACGCTCTGGAAAATCTGGTCGGTCCGCCATAGGTCCCCGTTGCGGAGCTCATACTCCTGGCGCGCCTTCTTGCCGTTCCAGAACTCCTTCGACAGGAGTGGCGGGAGGTCGTTGTGGTGCATCTTCTTGATGTAGGTCTCGACGTCATAGAGCGGCTTGACCAGATACGGGGCGACTTCATGGATGTGATAAATGGGGTACCCAGAGCGGGTACCACATGGTCTGACGGGGGATTCTGCTATCTTGTCGGCGACCGTTCGGCGGTCCATCCGGAATACTTTGCAGAGCTGGGACTGGGTACATCCCTCGAAAATCATGGCTTCGCTGGCCTCATCCCCCTGGTTGGACCGGCGCTGCCGTTGTTGGTTCTTGTCTGTCACTATAGGGCCTCCGCTAACTCCGATAATCGCTTCTGCCGCTTGCGGCGGAGGTAGGTTATCCGACGCAGCAGCCATTCCTGGGTGTCCCTCTTCTCTTTCAGCCGCAGCACGACTTTCTGGTCAATGGTCCCTTTTGCAACCAGATGATACAGCAGTACCTGCCTTTTCTGCCCTTGTCGATTCAATCTGCCGATGATCTGCAAATACAGCTCCAGCGACCAGGGGATGTCGTAGAAGATCATGGCCCGTCCTCCCTTCTGCAAATTCAGGCCGTGGCCGGCGCTCTGGGCGTGGACAAACAGGATCGGGATCTTGCCTTTGTTCCAAGGGGTGACCGCGTTCCCTTCCTTGTCCATCACCACACCTTTCGGGTAGCGCTTCTGCAGCCGGGCCAGGGAGGGCTTGAAGTGGTAGACGATCATGATGTTCTCGCCCTGCTCCTGCAGGTTCTCCACCAGGGCGTCCAGGGCGTCCATCTTGTGGTCGTGCAGGTGGTAGTCCGTCCGGGTCACCCGCACCTTGTCCCCCTCCCCCAGCTCCTTGCGGGAGTCATAGATGAACCCTGACGCCATCTGCAGGAGTTTCCCCGCCAGAACGGCGGCGGTCTCGGCCTCGATGATGGTCTCCCCATCCAGGTCGTCCACCAGCTCGATGATGTAGTCCTCCTCCATCGACCGGTATCTGGCCATCTCCTTGGCTGACAGCACCACGGGGACCTCGATGTGGACCGGCTCCTCCATATCCAGGTAGTCCGAGGCCTTCATTACCAGACAGATGTCGTGGATCTTCCGCGTGATCGCCTCTTTCGCCCCGGGGCGGAGGTCCAGCTTGCGGGTGTACTTGCTCTCGACGAAATATTTCTCTTTGTAGTGGGTGATGAACCGGCCGAAGCGCTCGCCTGCGTCGAGCAGGTAGATCTGGGCGAACAGGTGGACATAGGACTCTGCTGCCGGCGTGGCCGTGAGCTCCACCAGCCGCTTGATGTAGGGACGGACGTTTTTCAGCGCCTTGAACCGCTTGGTCGTGTGGTCCTTGAAGGAGCTGGATTCATCGATGATCACCATCTGGTATGGCCACTTCGACCGCCACTGCTGGGCCAGCCACTCCACGTTTTCTCGGTTGATAATGTGGAGCTCGGCGCTCGAGTGCATCGCCCGTTTGCGCGCATCCTCATCGCCCGTGATCACGCTGTAACTCAGGGTGCAGGTGTGCTCCCAGTTTTGGATCTCGTCTGGCCATGTCCGGTTGGCCACTTTGAGCGGGGCCACGACCAGCACCTTTTTGATGTCCGGGTCGAGCATGGTGATCTCCCGGAGCGCAGTCAGGGAGATGATGGTCTTGCCGAGGCCGAGGTCGATGAACAGGGCGCAGAACGGATTATCGAGGATGAAGTTGACCCCCATGATCTGGTAGTCGTGCATCTGCTCCTGGGTGAGCGTGACATTGCGGTGCTTGCGTGACCGCCAGGACTCAAAGAGCGTCGATATTGCGTTTAAACTGATCATAGTTATCCCACCAGAAGACAATGGCGCCGTGTCGACGCATCTTTTTGTGTCGGAGTGTTTGTTGAGCGGTCGGCTCCTCGCCGGGCTTCTTGAACTCGCCGAAAACGTGCACTCCGTTTCGGATGAACAGTCGATCCGGCACCCCTCGGGTGCCGGGGGAGACGAATTTGCAGGTGAACCAGCCGGTCGCTTCGGCGTAGTCACAGCATTCGCTCTCGATGTCTTTTTCGAGCTGATTTTTCGCTGGTCTCATCAGTCTTTCCTGTAGAAGGTGCCGACATAGCCTGCTGCGCCGAGGGGCAGCCCGGGGGCCCATGGGACTGGCTTAGTGAGGCACTTCTTGACGAAATTCATCACCTGCTCGTCGTCCGCGTCCTCATCCACCTCAGTGACCATTTCGTCGTGGATGTGCATGACCGTTTCCACCAGCCATGCTATGTGGTCCGGGTCGGAACCGAATTTGTCGACCCGCATCAGGCCCAGTTTCAGGATGTCGCGGGCGATGGCCTGGACGATGTTCTCGATCAGCTTGCCGCCGTGGCTCTCCAGTCGCTCCCAGCCCTGCTTGTTCTGGGGCTTGCCCATGTAGGTGAAATTCACCGTCTGGTATGTGGAGCCGTCGGTGCGCTTGTTCGTTTTCCGGACCATCTTCGGGTCGTGGTAGTAGAGACGGCGGCCGGACGGCAGCACGATGCACAGGAAGGGTTTGCGGTACTCGATGGTGATGGGTAGCGTGAAGGCCTCCTTCTCCCCGTCCACCGACTCCCGGACGACCTTGGTGGGCTGCTTGGTGCGCATACACGCGGCCACGGCCTTCTCGAGCGCGTACCAGGACTTAACGATCTCGGGGCAGAGCGAGCGGAAGGCCTGCACGGATGAATGCGCTTCCTCCTTGGTCATGAAGACGCCCATGTTCTCGCCGTAGGCCCACAACCCGGTTTTCTTGCCGTTGGGAAGCAAGGTGCCGCCGCCAAGGCGGAAACCCGCGCCCAGGGTAGCAGGCTTGGCTTTGCCGCGATGCGGCTTGGTCTCGTCATAGGGGATGTGCAGCCACTCGGCCGCGAATGCCCGGTACAGATCTCGGCCTGATCGGAGGTTGTCCATGAACCACCGGCAATCGGTCAGCCATCCGATGACAACCGATTCGATGGACGCAAGATCCGCGACCACGAACTTTTTGCCGGGGGCAGGGACGAAAGCGGATCGGATGGTGCCGACCAGGGTGTGGATGGGCTCCCCGTTGAACAGTTGCAGGCCTACCAGATCCCCTTTCGTGATCAGGAAGTTGGCCTGGGCCAGCATGTGCACATCCTCGAGGGTCTTAGGAGTGCGGGGGAGGTTCTGGACCTGGATCCGCCGTCCTGCCCATCGCCCGGTGCGTTGCGCGCCGACGAACTGCATGGAGTAGCGGAAACGGCCGTCTTTCCCCACGGCTTTCAACATGGTGGCGTATTTGGACAGGCTGGTCTTGTTGGCGTCCAGGCGCTTTTTCAAGGCTTGGAGCAGGATCTTCTGGACCTCGATCTCGCCCGCTTCGGCCTCGCGGATCACCTTCTGGACCGAGTCCTTGCGGAGGTCATCGAACGGGTAGCCGCGCGCCTTGGCCCAGGGCAGGAGCTGGGTGGTGGAGTTGGCGTTAGCGAGACCTGTCATCTTGTTGACCTGCCGCTTGAGCACTTCCTTGCGCACATCGGCCATGGCCAGGGCCTGCCGGGCGTGATCCAGGTTGATGGCCACGCCGCGGTCGTTGATGCGCTGGTCTACCGCGTAAAGCCGCCATTCGCTCTCTGGGACTGGGTACCTGATGAGCTTACTCTTCATGTCCATCTCGGTGACGACGTCCTGGCGGTTGTACTGCAGGAACTCGTCCCACCGATCCGGGTCGGTGCGCCAGTCCCGCCACTGGTGTGGCTGGTTGGTCGTGATCTTTTGCGGCCGGCAGAATAGCTGGATCAGCTTTTTCCCTTCCGCCATCTTCCTCTTGTCGGCGGCCAGCTTCATGGCCCGGCCCACGTTATCGAGGGTGCCGGCAAACCCCATCATGTAGGCCAGGACCTGGGTGCATCGCCAGTTGGCATAGTCGGACTCGATGCCCCAGCACTTCTCGGTCATGACTCGCTCGAATTGGGCGTTGTAGGCCCACTTCTGGACATTCGGGTCGCGCAGGGCGTCGATAAGGATTGATGGCGGGCGGGCTCGCTCTCGCAAGTCCCACTGCTCGATGGCTTCGCCGTTGATGGACCATGCCGCCATCACGATCTCCGTTGAGTCGTGGTTTGCGTAGCGGTCAAGGCCACTGGCGATCAGGTCTTCTTCGGAACGGCTTTCGTAGTCGAGATTAATAATGTCCATGGGTAACTCCGATCGACGGACAAAAAAGCCCACGTATTAGGTGGGCTGTTATGCTGCGCTGATTTTTACAGCTCGTCGTCGAAGCCGCCATCGCCGTCGTCGTCGTCGTCCAGCTCGTCCTCGTTCCAGATGTCGTTGTCATCGATGCGACCTTCACCGAAGGCCTCGCCGTCTGCACGGAAGCGAACGGCGGTGAGGTTGGCATTCACGCGCTTACCAAACTTGTTGGCCTGCTTCCAGAACTTGATGATGATGTCGACATAGCAGCCGCCATAGATCATCTCGACGATCTCATCCATTCCCTCTACCAGCTCGCCTTCGGCATCCCGGACTTTGGGGCGCTTGTTCTCGCGGGCAGAAAGGGTGTACATGCCCTCGTTTTCTGGCTTGCCGGACTCGTCGCCGTCTTTCAGGCACATTTTGTCGCTGGCGCAGGTGTACTTGTTTTCAGCCATGAACTGCTTGATGGCCTTTTTCAGCAGAAGGATACCGGCTTTCTGCTTCTTCTTGTCCATCAGGCCGACGATGCCGTACTTCGGCTCGCCGCCGTCTTCGCCTGCATAAGGCTTGTCGAGGTGCGGATAGCTGGCCCGGGCGTTGATGACCTTGAAGATATAACCTTCATACCAGATAACGGAGCCGTCAGCGCTTTTCTCGACAACTTTCAGACGTTCTTTCTTAGCCATGTCAATCCCTTACTCAATTTACGCGATTCACGCGGGTTAAACGGTTTACGCAATTTGCGCGGTCTACTCAGAGGGAGAAAATGTCGTCCTCTTCCTCGTCTTCATCCCATAGGCCGTCATCGTCGGCCCACAGGTGTTCTTCAAAATCCCCCAGCTCAGGCCGCTTGTCGGTATCCGCCACCAGGGTGGGCTTGCCGGGCGGCTTGCTGACGTATGGGGCCAGGACCTCAACGGCTTGGGCCTTGGTCAGCCCCAGCTTGTTTCGCAGCACCTCTTCAAGTTGCGCGGGTGACCCCATGCTGGTGTCGAATATGTCGTCGTGCTCCAGGCCCCAGAGCTCCAGGGTGGACACCGCCTTTTCCGAGTCGCTGAATGCCCTGTTAGTGCGGGCCTCCACCAGTTTCATTTTCGGAACCTTCTGGCCGTCGAGCGCCTTTCTCTCCAGGTGCTCATCGACGCTGCGGTACCAGCTCTCAACCAGTCGGCGGTATGGCCGGATCTTGGCGAGCGCTTCAAGCGATAGTTTTGTCACATCCGCTGGCCTCACTCTGTAGGTACCATCGGCCACGCTCTCGGCAAACGCCTCCAGCTCCTCGTGGGTGTACTCTCGGCCGATAGCCCTGATGTTGCCCTCTACCAGCTCATCCGCCAGTTTGGCCAAGGCGGTACAGGTCGCTTTGACCCGGCACCACTGGCAGGCCTTTTCACTCGGGCGTCTCGGTGCGTCCAGTCTCCAGGCTGATGCGGTGCGCTCTCTGACGAACTCCGCGAACTCCAGCAGGTACTCCCGGCTGACTTCCCATGTGTCGAAATGGTTGAACCGCGGCTGGGCGATGCGGATCTCGATGGTCTCGAAGTGGTAGACCGGGTCATATTTCAGGAAGAAGCCCAGAGCATACAGCAGCGCCTGGGTGTTGCCTTCCGCGAATACCTGGATCCCCTTGCCATACTTGAGATCCGTGATGACCATCTTCCCGGGCATACAAGCCACATGGTCGGCGGTGCCGCTCTGGTTGGCCAGGGGTGTCAGCTCGCTGAAAAATACCCTTGTCTCAACGTAGTGCTCGCCCGGGAGGTACAGGCACCACTCGACGTACTCCTCGACGTAGTCAAACATGACTCGGTCGATGACCACCTCATAGGTGACTCCGTGCTCCGTTATGACCTGCTTGGTGTCCAGCAAGTGTGACGGGCGAGCCCCTGACCTCAACCATTCTTCGCCTATGGCGTGAGCGACTGTCCCCTCCACCGCCTCGAAAGAGGAGGTATCGGGCTCCATCATGTTCGGGATGAGGCTGCCGGCGCAGTATAGCCACATCCCTGAACCGGACGGTGAGAAAACCGAATGACCGGACTTGTTGATCTCCTCGGCGAGCTTGGTGAGCTTGATGAGACCGTGTTTGAGCCAGGGTTTTACCCCTGGCCCGCGGATCGGAAGGGTCACTATTACAGGTCTTCGCCTTCTTCTTCTTCCTCTTCTTCGCCGTTTTCAGCGTCGGCCAGGGCCTGCATCGCGGCGTTGTAGATCGGCTCGATCTGCTCGTCTTCCATGGTCGCCAGCTTGGCGACGCCGAACTCCTTCATCAGGGCTTTGGCCGCATCGACGCCGATGGTGTCCTTGACCTTGTTCACAGCGTCGGCCGCCTGGGACTTGCTGATCTTGGGCTTGGAGGTGGTCTTGCCCTTGGTGGTGGTGGTCTTGCCCTTGGTGGTGGTGGTCTTGCCGGCGGTAGTATCGGCAGCCGCACCTGCAGCAGCGCCGGCAGCAGCGCCACCGGAAAGCAGCTCGATGATGCGAGCTTGGTTGGCCAGGGACTGGGTGAAATACTGCTCTACGGTGATGCTCATTGTCTTCTCCGATTGCTTGTGGTTTGGTTATGTCTAATCGACAGGGGCCAATTTACTTGGGAGCGGCGCACCCGTCAACCTGTTTTTCCCTTTTTAACGCTTTTCACCTTCGTTCTGTTCTGGATCAAGCCGTACCTGCAGAAAAGCCCGCCGTTTGGCGGGCTTTCCGGTTACAGGTCGTCCACATCCTCCCAGTGGTTTCCCTCTTCCTCCAGCTTCTTCATCTGGTATTTGAAATGCGCCCAGATCTTCTTGTTCCAGGGTTGCTTCTCCGCGTCCAGCCACTCTTTCGGGTTTTTCGCGTAGACCGTGCCCCGCACCCCGTTGACCATGACTTTCGTCTGTTTCCCGGGCTGGATTGGGTAGTAGCCCAGTTGGGACATCGTCCTGGCCAGTCGGCGGGGTGTCAGGTCCGTGCCGAGCTCGTGGATGTGCGAGGTGCAGATCAGCTCGGCGGTGATCCCGGGGATGTTCTCTACCTGGATCGCCTCCAGCAGGGTCTGCGTGAAGTTGGACTGGGTGGCCAGGACCATGTCGTTTTTCGAGTTGGTCACGGGCGCGTGGCCGGTTGGGTTGAAAGCGGGGTCTCGCTTCCTGTCCGCGAACCATTTGCGCACGGCACCGGGTCGGTCGGTGAAAGCCTTCTCGAAGTCGGAGAAGAAGGTCGGGTGATCGGCCGTGTAGGCCAGGACTTCATCCTGGTGCCGGAACCTGGAGGTGACTACCAGGAATCGGCGGGAGCCGCTGTCTACCGGGATGGCTGCCACGTCGTTGGTGTAGGCCAGCCAGGAGGCGGTGTTGTGCACCTGCAGACCATCTCGCCCTTTCCGTTCGATGTGGAGGGTGTCGTTCGCGATCGGCTCTTTCAACTTGTTGACGAGGTCATAACCGCCGCCGCCGTCTGCTGCTGATAGCTCCTCGATCACTTTGACGATGGCGCCCTCGGCCCAGTAGTTGAACGACTTGTGGATGATCTCGTTCGATACCGTCTCCACGTTGGGCCGGCCCAGCAGGTGCTCCACCATCACCTTGAGGATGGTTTTGCCCGAGCCCTCACCGCCGATGACCACCGCCGCGTAATTGATGCGGTGACCGGGGTTCTGCATGACGTAGCTCATCCAGTCCAGGAAGTGGTTTCGCTCGATCGGGTCCGGGATCTGGACGTTGAAATACTGCTCCACGGTGGCGGCGGCCTGCCGGTCTTTCTTGGTCATCTCCTCCGGCATCTCAGGAATGCTCGCCGGGTCGAACGAGTTGAGGTACCAGCGACCGCGGTCCATGAAGAAGGCGGGGTCGTCGTTTTCCAGGTATTCACCCCGGCGGTTCCCTGGCATTTCGCCGTGCATTATGGGGCGGTATGCGATGTTTTCGACCGCAGGGACCGGCCGCAGTTTGCGGGCGAATATCATGGGCGTGGCGCCCGCTTCGGCGGCCAGGGGGGCAAACTCGTTATCGAATGCCTTGCTGGTTCGCTCTGCTCCGGTCTGGCGGTTGAACATCACATCGCGGGCGCCCAGGTAGACCCAGGGCTCCAGCCATGCCGGCGCTTCGGTCTGTGACCAGTCAAATTTCAGGTGCTTGCCGATCTCTTTGGCCGACATCTTCACTTCGGAGATCGCATTGAAGGCTGTGACCGCCGCTTTCTCTGCCATCTCCCGGGTCAGCCCGAAGATCTCGGCTTGGCGCAGCGCCGCGGCGGCGTCCATCCACTCTTCCATGGTCCTGGCCGCCTGGAAAGCCGGGATGATGTCGGTCTTGACCCGCTCGGTGGTCTCCTTCCGCTCCAGGTCCTTTTTCCAGGTGGTGGCGATGGTGTTCAGGTTCGCTACATCGCCGACCTGCCGCCGGAACTGGCCGCCGTCCCATTTACCCTCGAAGTAGATGTCGTCATGGAGCTCGCTTTTCTCTGACCAAGCGCGGGCCAGCTCTTTGTAAGCGTCCGGGGTGGGCTCGGCGGATTTGATGGCGGCGATCACCCTGATCCAGTCGTCATAGCCACCCTCGTTCGGCATCTCGTCTAGCAGGTCGATCAGCTCTTGCTCGGTCCCTTCCCAAACCAGTCGGGCGACGTCGGCAAGATCGGTGTCGTCCATCCCTTCCTCATCGTCTTCCTCCCAGTCATCCACGCCGCCCGCCTCTCGGCCACGCATCGGGCGGGTAGTCTTCACCCAGTTGGTATTCTTGCTGGCCCAGCGGTCGAACTCGTCGCAGATAACCCGGGCATCCGTCAGGGTCAGCTTGATCAGGTCAAACTCGCTGTGAGTGTCCGCCGGCTCGTCCATGGACACCCATTTGTAGGGGTTCTTGGTGTCGGGGTGGATACCATAGGCCACAAACTGCTCGCCGTCGGCCAGGATCTCAACGGCATGTTGCTTACCCTTCGCAGTGCCGTCCTCTTCCACCCAAACCGACGACTTCACCTTAGTAAAAGGGGTGTCCGTGGTGAAAAGGAGCAATGTTTTCGGGGCGTTCCCTACTCGGACAGGGGCGAGGCCGATGTTGTTCTCGACCCAGGTCCGCATATATTGCGCGCCATCCGGGTCTTTCACGTCGATGTCCACTGCAGGGTTATACGTGGTGTTGATGCCGATCCCGTTTTTTGGGTACTTGCGGGCCCATTTCGGGACATCGGTATGGTCTGGTTTGTACTCGCGCCAGCCTTTCAATGCAGGGGCTTTGCCGGCGGATAGATGGTCAGCGTCATGAGCCACGATAGGCAAAATCTGGAAGCCATTATCGATGAGCTGCGCACCTATTTCCTTGAAAAAATTGGTCATTGGACACTCCGGGTCGGTGCCGCGCCTTGGGGCGGTCACCTCTTATCTGGGATGGAGATATTACACGCAGTCGGAGAGGGTGATGCCCTGTTGCTCGGCCCATTTCCGAACATCGTACTCATACCAGAAGACGCGGCGAGGGCTGCGCTTTTTCGGCTGCGGGAAAGGCCCTTCCTCCTGCTTCATCCAGCGGTAAATGGCCGGGCGGTGAACGTCGAAGAGGTCGGCCACTTCCTGGCAGGTCATTCGGTGGGTCTTCATCGCTTCTATTCGCGGGTCAAGGCTTTCGTCGGTCATCTTTGGGTCCTCTTGTCTAGATCTGGATGGGCAATCGGGCCTGATATTGCCACGGGGCGCCCTGTTTGTCTCACAGTTTCTCGCTATTCCGTGCGGGAACGTTGGTAACAGGGCGGTCGTGACGCCTGTCTAGTGGGTTTTTCTTATCGATTTCCCACACTTCGATAAGCGTCTCTTATCAACATCGGTGGTCGGCCGGATGCTGGTGGCCGGAGACCCGATCGTTTTGGGGCGGTATAGCCCCCTTTTTCGGGCGAATTTGCAGCCTCATATGGGGCGGTACGGTGGGGCTGGGGAGAAAATATTGGTCGCCCTGCCATGTTGCTCGGCGGCGAAAACGGGTTTCGATCAGGGGGTGCAGTGACACGCGGATCCGGGCGCACGAGCGGCAAAAGTGACACGCGGATCCGGGTGTCACAGTGCCGTCGTCGGCCAGCGTTGTTGGTTTTTCGCTGAAAAATCGCGGTTTTTGGGGGTGTCTTGATTGCAGACAGTTTTAAGTCCTTGTTTCCAGTGGTAAAAGAGGCGATTTGTGGCTTGGCTGATCGTCGGAAAATCAAACACATGTGCGGGACGAGCGCACACACGGGCACACACACATGTATATATGGATTTATTAAGACAATAAGACAATCAGACAATATATAGGGGTATTCCGTTGTGTTTCAATGACTTACCGACTGCCTTGATAGGTGCCTAGAAAAACATCCAGCCAATTCAGGCCCAACCCCTGGCCGAACGAGAAAATCGACACGGCCGGGCCGCCCTCGTAAGTGGTTGATATTAAAACCTTTTGAGGCGCTATGCGGGATCTCGCAAGTAGTCCGAGCTCGCGAGTCTGCGCCCCCGCACCCCTCGAAAAGGCTCAGATGGGACCCGTTCGCCCGGTCGCCCGGTCGCACCGCCGCGCCCCCGCCCCGTCGCGCTGCATCCCTTGCCACGCCTGGGCTAGATGCTTATCATGGGCCATCCGTAGCCCCGCTACCCCGACGCATCACAATCCAGGTGACACCATGCAACCCCATGTTAGGCGGCCAGACCCTAGCCCCTTTGATCCCCCTGCCGCGCCGGTCTTGCCGCGCCGATCCACGCTGTACGCCCTGACCCTACGTGCAGGGATCCGCATCCCCGAACTTGCCCTAGTGACCGGGGTTTGTGCCCAGACCCTGACCGCCTGGGCAGACAAGCGCCCCGGGGTAGTCGACGCCCTGATCCAGGCCTACGCCACCGGGGCCACCCGCTTGACCCCCGCCCAGCGTGATGAGCTGGCCGCCCGTCGTCGTCGCTCGAAGTTGCTCCCCCACCAGCAAGCTGAGGCCGCCAGGATCCGCCGCCGCCGCTGGCTGGCGAAACTGACCCCGGACGCCCGCGCCAAACATACCCAGTGGCGGCAATACCGGGCCAATGCCGAAGCCATGAAGCGCCACCGCGCCGAACTGGCATACCAGGGGGCTTTCGGCATTGGCCCCATGCCGCGCAAGCGGGCGGACTGGTTTCACACCAGGGCCAAGAAATACCAGCGACTGGGGGCCAGCACGACGGCGGATGACATCCGCGCCCTACTGGCCAGCCAGGGGCGGCGGTGCGCTTATTGCGGGCTGGCGCTTCACGACCCCTGGATTGTCCGGCGGGATCCTGACGCGCTGCCCGAACCGGGCAACCTACTGGCGGTGTGCTGGTATCACGGGCCACGCAAGGGCCACGCGCCGGATTCGGCCTATCGCTTTGACAACGGGATCCCGACTGTCACGCCATGGGATCCCCTGTGATCACCGCATCGCCAGGAAGCCGCCCAGAATCGCGCACAGCAGCGCGGACCGCGATCCATATAGGGTGGTACAGGGTAGGGGCGTCGAACGAGCAGGGAGGGGCTACAGGGGCCGGATTTGGGGCATTCGCAAGCTGGGGTCGTGCTGGGGGGACGTCAGAAACGAAAAAACCCGCCTTTCGGCGGGTCGGGGTCACAGGTCGCAATCACACGTCAGGGATCGGCCCGTGCTGGATTCGGGGGGAACGTCCAGGCGATAGGCGCCCCAGTAGCGGACCACCTTGGCGGCCAGGATATTGCGAGCGGTCAAATAGTCCAGGCGCTTGTCTAGCGGTATTGACCCGCCGCCCAAGTATTTAAGATCCCGCCAGTTTGCGAAATCATCGTCACTGTCCGTCCAATATTCCAGACCGCTATCAAACACCGATTGATAATAATCGAACCCCAGCCCATGGGCGACGGCCCAATTACTAAAATCCGGGTTTGATGCGGCGGCCTCCAGGCATATTGGGCAGACCATTTAATGTCTCTCGAAATATCGATGGTGGGTCACAAGCCCGGCCCAAACTTGACAAAGTTTCAAGGCCGCCCGGCTATGCGAGATCATCGCGGCCAGCATGAAACCACCATTAGGACCAGAGCGCGACGATATATAAACGGCCCCCTGTTCGTACACTTCTTTCCACATATCGGCCAGCTCGTTTTCATCGTCGCAATATATGAAAACCGTGCCGTGCCGGCCAATCATCGGCAAGGTTTCGCCCAAGTGATCCACGTCGACGGATAATACCCTCGACGCCCGCCCGATATAAGGTAAAGCGGTTACAGGACGGTGATCCCCATAATAAAGATCGGCGCGGCTACCACATATCGAGCCATAAACCCCCAGCGTGGGCGCGTCCAGGTCGCCAGCGGTCCGCGCACGATCCAGCAAGCGATCATATGGCAGGGCCAGGACACGGGCCCCGCGCAGCATCCGGGGGATCTCGGCCTCGGCCTCCTCCAGGGTTGCCCATGTCGGCCACGCTTTGAGCCCACGCGATGGGCCAGGGGCCGGGACGTCTGCCCCCGCTGCATCGATCACCGCCTGATAGCCGCCCAGGTGCTCGAGCATGACAGGCGGACCAGACAAGGCCCAGCGGGCGCCCAGACTGATAGGGCCATCCAGGCGCAAGGCCGCGCCAACGAAATAGGGCTGTTCGACCCGGATCTCTGTGTTTAAACCTTGCATGTCATCACCTCAATTTCCCAAGTAAGCCCGGCGCCCAGCGCTGGCAACTGGCGGCGGCGGTTTGTGTCCCGGTGGCGATGTCGATCACCATCACAGGAAGGTGCCCCCGGAATGCCCCGGGGAGGATCTGGGCGGCCATTACTCGCCCGCCTTCGGTGCGACGCCAAGGGCCACCAGCTCGGCCCAAATTTGATCTTTTGCCGCGCGCCACCCTTTATCGAAATCGGCTTGCCGCTGGCCCCCCGGCTCGAACCAGACCACCGGGGGCGGCCCTTGGCGGACAGCCTCAACCATCCCCGCGCAACGGCGGACGGCCTCGGCCCGGATCCGGGC